AGAAAGAAACAAACCTACAAAAAATATAGAGGGCAAGGAAAATGATTGACAACGTATCACAAGCAACACTAGATGTTATTGAAGCTATAAAAAAATCTAAAACAATAAAGTTTACTTATGGTTCTAGTGATGAATCAAGAAAGATAAAACCTACAGGTTTTTATGGAGACTTCAATGGATTTGAAGGAACATATTATGATAGTGATGAAAAAGAATTTAGAAGATTTTCTTTTGATAGAGTTACTGAATGGTATGGTATTACTAATGAGTATAGAATTATTATTGAACTAGATGTAAATGAATATCCATCTGAGGAAGATGTAAGAAAACATATGTATAAAGTATTAAAGGAAGATGAACAGATTTTATATTCAGTAAAACAAGTGATAACCTAATGAATATATTTTACTTTAATGAATGTCCGATTGAATCAGCACAAGCACAACCTGATAAGATGCTAGTGAAGATGCCATTGGAAACAGCACAGATGTTATGTACAGCTCACAGAGAGCTTGACGGTGACGAGTACGCAGACGAAGTAGGTTTGTACAAAAGAGCCTATTGGAATCATCCTTGTACGATATGGACTAGAGAATCTTATCATAATTATACATGGTTGTATCAACACTTCTTAGCTTTAGGAGAAGAGTATACTTACAGATATGGTAAGGTTCATGCAAGTGTTACAAAGTTAAAAGATGCTTTAGACTATATTCCCTATAATATATCTACTACACAAGGCATGACACCTTTAGCACAAGCTATGCCGGATGAATACAAAAACGAAGACCCCATCAAAGCATATAGAAAGTATGTGGTCAATGAAAAACACTATGCTAAGTGGGAGAAAGGCAGAGATAAACCTGAGTGGTGGTCACATGACAGAGTATGATGTACATAAAATATTTCATGAGCAACAACATAAAGATCAAATAACTTCTTTACATGCAGACAATGGAATAATTGAACTTAGATATGCAGATGGAACTATGGAGGTTTATAAGAGAAGTAAGTATAGAAACAAATTCAAATTAATTAAGAAAAGAGTTTGACTTTTAGAGTAGACCTGTGTTATAATAGAGGTATATATGAAAATATTAAGTGATAAACAAATAGCTTTGACAAGAGAACAATACATGAAAGTTGGTTCAGATTATAATATCATGACTGACATGTATGAAATGAAAATGGGTCATAGTTTAGAAGTAAATGGTAAGGATTACATACTATCATTTATAGATAGAGAAACTTATGATATGTTTATTGGCTACATATACAACCAATACTTGAGGGAGATATAAAATGCCCTTGAACTATACTACTAACGATGTAGCCCTCACTATACACCCTAAAGTTAGTACGTATGTCATTCAGTATGGCTCTAGTTTGAGGTCTAGAAGTTCACTTAAAACCTCACAGTTTAAACAGCTTCAATATTAATAATAAAAAAAGGAGAAAATATATGGCAATACTTGAAGGACTATGTGAGTGGGCGGCAGTTAAAAATCCGAACACTACCTTTACACCTGAATATCAGATCACTATGATCTTAGATGATAAGACTGCAGAAGATTTTTCTAATCGTGGTTTTAGAGTTAAAGATGTGGATGGTGTTAAAAAGATTATGTTCAAAAGAAAAGTTGAGCGTAAGGATGGTACTCCTAATGCAGTACCTAAACTATTGGACTCTAATAAAAATCCACTAGACATATCTATCGGGAATGGATCAAAGGTTAGAGTACAGTATAGAGAGTGGGAAACATCTAATCAGTTTGGAGACTTCAAAGGACTTGATCTTCAAGCAGTACAGGTGTTAGACCTTGTAGAGTACACAGGTTCTGATGGTAGCGAATTAGAATCTATTGATGATGATCTGGAGTTTTAAGTATGACAGAAACAGAAATAAAACCTAGTATAACTATTGCTGATGTGCAGATAAATGTTGAAGACTTGCCGGAAGCCGGACAAGGAATCTTCGGAAGACTGCAACGATTGGCTCAGAAAAAAGCAAACCTAACTTTAGACTTGGAAGAGTTACAAGCAGGTATAAACTTTTTTGAATCAAAGATTATAGAAATAGTTAATGCAGAAGGACAAACCACAAAAGCAGATGATGTTGATGTGGTCGAAGAACTAGTTGACTCTCCAATAGAAAACTAGTGTGCCTAAACTCTCCAGTTCCTAGAGTGTGAGTATAATCTAAAAGTAGGAGCAGGTTGATAGACCTCCACAAAAAACTATCACGTGTAGCTAGGTGGGAGCGAGTCTTTGTAAAATCCTGTACGAGTGAGTACTTGGTCAAACAAGTAAGCGGACTTAAGAGAGGTTAAGGCTAAAAGTAAATGAGAACTAAACCGCCATGCACTACTTAGCTACACACTTTTTAATAACGTGAGGAAATCAATATGGCTTTTGTAGAATATAAATTACCATGCCCTGAGTGTGGTGGAAGTGATCCTGTCGCTAAGAATGAAGACGGATCAGCAAAATGTTTTAGTTGTGATACATACTTTTTAAACTATGATGAAGCAACCAAAGGCAAGACAATGACCGAAAAGAAAGAACCATCTAACCCAATAGTCAATCCACACGGAGCAGACTACTCGGCTTTAACAGACCGCAGAATATCTGAGGCTACTGCTAAAAAGTATGGGGTTAAGTGTGTTCTTAGTTCTAATGGAGATATAGTTCAACACTTATATCCTTATTACAACAAGCATGAATTGTCGGCAACTAAAGTAAGATATGTTCGAGATAAAAACTTCTCGGTCATGGGTAGCTTTAGTGGTACAGGTTTATTTGGTGAACAACTATTTCAGAAATCTAAGTACGTAACCATTACCGAAGGTGAGTGCGATGCAATGGCTTGCTATGAATTAATGGGTAGTAAGTGGGCATCAGTGTCTATTAAACGTGGTTCAAGTGGAGCAGTCAAAGACATTAAAGAAAGCTTAGAGTTCTTAGAAAGTTTTGAGAATGTTGTGATCTGTTTTGATAGCGACAAGCAAGGACAGGAAGCTGCAAAAAAAGCAGCGATGTTATTCCAACCTAGCAAAGCTAAGATCATGAAACTTCCGGAAGGATATAAAGATGCTAATGATATGCTCAGACAGAACAAACATAAAGAGTTTGTTGAAGCGTGGTGGAGTGCAAAAACATATACACCTAGCGGAGTCATTAATGTATCAGAAGCTAGAGCAGACTTCTTTACTAGAGAACAGAAAGAAAGTGTTCCTTATCCTTGGAAAGGTTTGAATGATAAGCTTTATGGATTACGACAAGGCGAGTTACTAACACTTACAGGCGGTACAGGACTAGGTAAGTCTTCGGTCACGAGAGAACTAGAGCATTGGTTAATCAAAGAAACTACAGGCAATGTAGGTATCATTGCTCTTGAGGAAGATTGGAGAAGAACTGTTGATGGTATTCTTTCTATAGAAGCTAACGCTAGATTATATATAGATCAAGAACGCGAACAGTTTAGTCAAGAAGAGATTGATAAGTTCTTTGACATCTTATATGATGGAGAGAACAAGAATAGAGTTTGGGTTCATGCTCACTTCGGAACAAATAGTATTGACGAAATATTTAATAAACTTAGGTTTATGATTATTGCTTGCGACTGTAAATGGATTGTTGTAGATCACTTACATATGTTAGTGTCTGCCTTATCCGAAGGTGATGAACGAAGGTCTATTGATAACATCATGACTAGACTAAGAAGTATAGTTGAAGAAACAAATGTAGGTATGATATTAGTATCTCACTTACGTAGAGTTGATGGTAACAAAGGACACGAGAACGGAGTTGAGGTAAGTCTCTCACACTTGAGAGGTTCACAGAGCATAGCACAGTTAAGTGATTGTGTTATTGCTCTTGAAAGGAATCAACAGTCAGACGACCTTGAAGAATCTAATACAACTAGGATGCGAGTCTTGAAGTCTAGATACACAGGTGATGTAGGATTGGCAAGTCACTTGCTTTATGACAGAGAAACTGGTAGACTTAGAGAAGTTCCTAAAGAGCAATTTGAAAATGATGATAATGAACTCTTGGAGTTATAGATATGGATTTAGTATTTGACATAGAGACAGACGACCTTAAAGCTACAAAGATACATTGTATTGTAGCACAAGACGTTGACTCAGGGGAGACTTACAAGTTTCCTCCTGATAAGTTACAAGAAGGTTATAACTTCTTAGAGAAAGCAGACAAGCTAATTGGTCACAACATTATAGGTTTTGATATACCTATGGTTGAGAAGTTTGGTGGAGTTAAGCTTTCTCATAAGCCGGTTGTAGATACTCTTGTTATGTCAAGACTATTCAATCCTGTCCGAGAAGGTGGACACAGTTTAGAGAAGTGGGGTTTTCGTTTAGGCTTTAAGAAGATAGAGTTTGAAGATTATATAAACTATTCTAAAGATATGTTAGACTATTGTGTAAGGGATGTACATCTTAACACAGTACTATTCAAACATTTAAGTAAAGAAGGATCAGGTTTTAATAAAGATTGTGTTGAACTTGAGCAAACTGTTGCAGATATAATTAAAAAACAAGAGAACACAGGATTTCAATTTGATTTACAGAAAGCTGAATTACTTTTAGCTGATCTTCGAGAAAAGATGCAACAAGCAGAGGATGAAGTTCATAAAGAATTTAAACCTAAGTTAGTTGACATCAGACAAGTAACTCCTAAACTTAAGAAGGATGGAACACTATCTAAGTCAGGACTAACTCCGGAAGAGTATGAAGAAAGATTACCTACGAATAACATTAAACCTTTTATGCGTAGGAAACTTCAAGACTTTAATCTTGGTTCACGTAAACAAGTTGGTGAGTACTTGATAGAGTTTGGTTGGAAGCCTAAGAAGTTTACACCTACTGGTCAACCGATTGTAGATGAAACAACACTAGGTAAGATAGAGAAGATACCACAAGCAAAACTAATTGCTGATTACTTTCTCTATCAGAAGCGTATTGCTCAAGTTGATTCTTGGATTAAAGCAATGGATGATGATGGGAGAGTACATGGATTTGTAATTCCCAATGGAACTATTACAGGTAGGATGTCTCATAGAAGTCCTAACATGGCTCAAGTTCCTAACATACACAGTCCTTATGGTGTAGAATGTAGATCATGTTGGACAGTTAAGGACGGATATAAATTAGTAGGTATAGATGCAAGTGGACTTGAACTTAGAATGCTTGCACACTATATGCAGAACGAGGAATATATAAATGAAATCATTAACGGAGACATACACACCGCTAATCAAAAAGCTGCAGGACTTGAATCAAGAGATCAGGCGAAAACATTCATCTATGCACTTATATACGGAGCAGGAGATGCAAAACTTGGGAGTGTGGTTGGAGGAAACAGAGAATCTGGTAAAAGACTTAGAGAACAATTCCTTAATAATAATCCATCATTTAAAACTCTTAGAGATAAAGTACAAAGAGCATCAGGCAAGCATTGGTTGAAGGGAATAGACGGACGTAAGCTTTTAATTCGTACACAGCATGCGGCTCTCAACACCTTATTACAAGGTGGTGGTGCTATTGTTATGAAAAAAGGTTTAGCTATGCTTGACTCTCTAATTAATCTAAATACATTAGATGCTCATTTTGTAGCTAACATACATGACGAATGGCAGATGGAAGTACGTGAAGACATTGCAGATCATGTTGGTCAATTAGCAGTTGACTGTATTATTAGAGCCGGAGAGTATTATAACCTTCGTTGTCCTATGGATGGCGAATACAAAGTAGGAGATAACTGGAGTGAAACACATTAAAGCATGTAACAAATGTAAAGTTGAAAAACCTTATACTATAGAATACTTTCCGACCAGAGGGAAAGGTACTTTAAGAGGAGAATGTCGTGACTGTTATAATCAATGGCGAAGAGACAGTCCTAAGTATGCAAAGACATCTATCATAAGTGAATGTAGACGTAGAGCTGCCGAAAAAAATAGAGAGTTTTCTTTGGATAAAGATGAATTAGAATTTCCTAAAGTCTGTCCTGTATTAAACATAGAATTAAAACATGGAAGGGATGAGTGGCACAATTCCCCTAACATAGATCGAATTGATAACACAAAAGGATATACAATGGACAATGTTATTGTGGTTTCAGCTTTAGCCAATACAATTAAAACGTCTGCTAACCCTAATCAAATTATAAAAGTTGGTGAGTTTTATAAAAAACTTTATGAAGAAAGAGGTATTAATAATGGCTAATAAAAATTTTAAAGATAGTAGTAGAAAAGGAGACTTAGCTGAGTACTATGCAGTAACTTGGCTATGGGATAATGGTTATGAAGTATTTAAGAACACAGGCTGTACAGGTCTTGTAGATATGATTGCAATGAAAGAAGGTATGACAACTTTTATAGATGTAAAGACTATGACTAAAGATAAGAGTACAAACTATCGTGGTAAACTAGGTAGAACAGATGAACAAAAAAAATTAAATGTACAATTTTTATTATTTCATCCTGAAACTAGAAACTTAAGATGGTCTAAACATAAAACATGAAAAAACTTAACACCTTAGTAGAAGACATCTACTCTAAACTCTCTGTACTTGGCGAGGGTAAATCTCTTGACTTGTCTGATGAAGTTATAGATAAGTTTGGTGAAGATATGAAAGATGTTCTTCGTCATTGGTCTACACCTACTGAACGATCAACTGGTACGTTACGTATGTCTAACATAGGTAAACCCAATCGGCAGCTATGGTATGATATGAAATACCCTGACGAAAGCAACTCAATAGCACCTTCTACATTTATAAAGTTTCTTTATGGACATATGCTAGAAGAAGTTGTTCTTCTTCTTGTAAGACTTGCCGGACATGAGGTTACAGATGAACAGAAGAACGTCAAGGTTAAAGGTGTTGAAGGTCACATGGACTGTGTAATTGATGGTCAAGTAGTAGACGTTAAGACTGCATCAGGTTTCGCCTTTAAAAAGTTTAAAGATGGAACACTAGCAGACGATGATACCTTTGGATATCTTTCACAACTCGCAGGATATGAAGCAGGACATGGTACTTCTGATGGTGGTTTCTTAGCGATGAATAAAGAAAGTGGAGAACTTGCACTTTATATACCGGAAGAACTTGACAAACCCAACATAGAGAGTAAAATAAGTACAGTCAAGAAGTCTTTAAAGAAGTCAGCACCGCCTGAAATCTGTTACACTCCTATCCCTGATGGCAAGTCAGGCAATATGAAACTCGCTAGAGGATGTTTTTTTTGTAGGCATAAAGTTGAGTGTCATAAAGATTCTAATAATGGAAAAGGTCTTAGAGTATTCAAATATTCTAATGGTCTTTCGTATCTAACAGACGTGGTTAAAGAACCTAAAGTACAGGAAATAACAAATGAATTCAAAGCAAGAAAAGAAAATAAGAAAGCAAGCAAAACACTTAATGGTTAGTTGGTTACAAAGTATTGTACCTGATGAAGAAAAAGATAAAGTTACGATAGATAACTTAGAAGAATATATTCCTAATCAAACACACATCTATGCTAACAGAAGTCTACACATTTCTGCGTACACTTTACGTTGGTTTGTAAAAGGAATTAAAAGACTTATAAAACAAGGACGAAAAGATTATACAACAATTACAGTACAGGAGTTAGAACGTGGATGATGTTTTTATATCTTGGGATTTAGATAAAATTGAATTATCAGAATTGATTGTAATTGTAGGTAGTTATTTATTTTCAGGTCATAAAATAGACACAGTTGAAACTGATGTAATAGAAAAGCTATCTCAATTAATTTCAAAAGAATGCGAAAATAGATTGACAGAAGTTCCTAAACATGAGATAATACATTAATGAAGAAAGGATTTCGTAAGCCTCGTAAGGTTAGACCAATAGAAAAAAATCTACCTAAAGGATATGATTCTAATTGGGAATATGAATTACATCAAGAACTATTAACCCAATGGTCACATCATGCAGACAAAGTTCCTTACACAGTAGAGCATACATATGAACCGGACTTCACAAGAACTTTTAATAACATCGAATATTTGTTAGAAGCTAAAGGTAGATTCTGGGATTACTCAGAGTACAGTAAATATATATGGATAAGGAAAGGTCTAAAAGAAAATCAAGAATTAATATTTCTTTTTGCTCAACCCTCTGCACCTATGCCACAAGCTAAAAAAAGAAAAGATGGTACTAAAAGAAGTCATGCTGAGTGGGCAACCGCTAATGACTTCCAATGGTATACTGAATATACATTACCTAAAGAATGGAAAAACTAAATATGGAATATAAATTTAACGAAAAAAATACAATAGAACAAATAAAAAGATATGTAGATAGTACATATGAAAGACATTATGGCTATGGAAAGTATCAAGCAACGGATATGATAATAGATGCCGGATATGGAGAAGGTTTTTGCATAGGAAACATAATGAAATATGCAATGAGGTATGGTAAAAAACCTGACCCTATAACAGGAAAATATAAAAATCAAGGTGATCTATTAAAGATTATACATTATGCTATCATAGCAATCCACCTGTGGGAGCAAGAACAAAGGCATGATAATGATTGAAGATAAAATAGGCAAGAAGCCTTACTTAGGAATAGTTATAGACTATGATAAAGAAAAGAAACTAGACAAGTTTAGTTTAGATACATTAAAGGATAGATATTTTTGGG